TCAAGCGCGGCCGACGAGATTGGCTGCTTTGCTTTCGTCCACAAGTCGCGTTGACTTACTTGCTTCGTGCGCCTTGCTGGCTGCTCATCCTGCTCGTTGTTTTTTTTTACGCTGTCAGCATCGGCGCAGCACGCGCAAGACTTTGCAGCGAGCACGTCCGGCGTGATCGATGCACCGTACATTGGCGCAGGTGCAGGCGCAGGCGGCAACGCGACCGGCAGACCGCGCAGCTCGTTTGCCGCAGCCGTGTCAATCGGCTCAAGACCTTCCTCGGCGCGCGCCTCGTTTGGGGTGCGCCAACCGCCAGCCACTGACGCAGTGCGTGCCGACAACTCGTACTGTTCGTTTGCGCGCACGGGATCGTCGTAGGCAAGCACTGCCTCGCCATCGATGCCGAACATTGGAAGCAAGCGTTGGTTCAACGTCTCTTCGTCCATGCGCAACAGCGGCGCGATAGTACCTTCGCGCCATTGCGCAAAGCCCGTTTGCGCACTCGCAAGGTTTGGATCGTTAGTTTTGAGCATCGAGACGGGAACGCCGAAGATCGCTGCGATTTCCTCAACAATCTCGTCGCGTCCTGTGAGATCCTTTGGCGGGAACGACATTGGCTGCAATGTAAGATCTGCGCTTGTCAGGATGAACTTGCCCGTCTTGTCGGTGCCGCGTAGCGTTTCCTTGATTGCGACCTCGAGGCGATCCATCTCTTCGTCGGACGGATTGCCTTTGACAGTGCCGACGTAATCAGGTCGCGCGCGATTCTTGAACATCGCGTGATCCATGTCATGCAACGCCTGGTTCGCTTGCACTGCGCCCCATGCGGCCTCGACTTTGCCCATGCCGTAATACAAATTCGACGGGTGCGGCCGCTTGAAGTGAATCACTTCTTCCGGCTGAAACTCGACGTCGGTTGCACCAGGCGCGCCGTACTTGTACGCGCGGATGAACTTAATCGGGTCGGGAATGATCGTAACCCATTGCGGCGGCATTAACCATAATTCGGACGGGACGCCGAGGTTTGCGTCAAGCACTGGATGTAAGTACGCATTGCCTGCTAGCTCACCGTGGATAATCCGCAACGCCGTTGCGTCGAACCCGTTCAGGAACGGATTTGCGCGTGAGAACAAACGTAATACAGGATGATCGTCGGTGACTTCTGTGTAGTCGCTGCCAAATTCCGCGACCTTGCGCATGACTGCCGGTGACGGCTGCGTGCGTGCGTCGCCTGCGAGAAATCGCTTTTGCGTGCGGCTCGGCGTGCGCGTCTTCCATAGCTTGCGTTCTGGCGCGCCGTTTTTTGCATACAATCGAAGCGGCGTTGACGCGCACGCCACAGCGTTAAGGCTTGCGGCGGCAAATACCCAGGAGTCAAACGAGCGAATTGCTGCGGACTGCGAGAACTGTGCCGGTGCCGTGTTAGTTCCGCCGCCGGATCGGGTTGACGCACCAAGAAACGGCGCGGATGTAAATGCTTTTCGGATTCGGTCGAGGATTGTCATAAGACTGCGACTCGCATGGTTTTGGTCTGTCGTCTGTGGGATACAGCGAGCGCGAGCGCGCACACTGCATCGTCGTGTCCTACCTCGGCCTCGAAACGAACGCGACCTCCGCTATATCGGAAACCGAAGTTTTCAAGTTCATTCGGGATCACGCCTAGCGGATACCTTACCTCTTGAAGCGAGATTGCGGCGCACAGACCCTCCATGATCTGTTGCTTGCTCGGCGATGTAAACTTAAAGCCTTCCGTCCGGCGGCAGTTTCGCGCAACGTCTTCAACAATTGGATCGCCGACTCCGGTGGAATCGATGAGCGCTGGCGTGTTACCGATGAGCGCAATGAGCCGCGCGCGCGTGACGTTCCATTGCCCTTGCCAGCGCTCAAGACGGCAGACGTTGCCGCTAGCGTCAAGCGCGATGGCGACCGTCCAGTCCTCGGATTTTGCGAGGTCGACGCCCCATACGGCAGGCGCGTCGGTCGACAGCTCGCCGACGCACGCGCGGATTGCCTCGAGTCCAAACGGGTTGGATCCGTCCTCGGCGGGAACGCCTTCGTACTCCTGCGCGAACACGACTGCCGGTAGTAGTTTCTTCGCGCTTGCAATCTCGGTGGCGTCAAGGTACGGATTCGTGATCGATGCCAGGCGCACCGCAAGCCATTCGCCGCTCTCGTCGCCTTGCGCTTCGCAGAACAGCCGGTGAAAGTCGCCGCCGCCTTTTGGCGTTCCTAAGAACAACGCGCCGCCGCGTCGGTCGGTCAGTGTTGGACGCAGCGCGGCTCGCCAAATGTTTAGTAGTTTCGCAACGAACCCTGCTTCGTCGATCACGATGAAATCGTACGCGCGTCCGCGTCCGGCGTTCTCATCCTCGAGCGTCCAAAAGTCCAGTACGCCGCCGGTTGCAAGCGAGTACCTGCGCTCAATGCGATCGCTTTCTATGACAAGCGGCTCGAGGATTCGTAACACTTCGCGCTCGACGTCGCTCAAAAACTTGTATGACGGTGCAAACCATCCGACACGCTTGCCGCTGATTGCGTGCTCGACAAGAAGTTGGATGCCGAACGTAGTCTTGCCCCAACGCCGTCCAATCTCGAGCACGTTAAATCGCTTAAGCCTTGCGAACACGTCGCGCTGGCTCGCGTGCAATATGTCTTCGATCGCGGGGAGTGCGATGTTCAATCAAGCGCTCGCATTACGTTGGCACCGTTGGCGGCATCCGCTCGATCACGATGCGCGTGATGTTGTCGTTCTCGGTTTTGATCTGGTCGACCTGCCCGAGCATCTGCTTGCCGAGCCAAATGAGCATGGTCGCATTGCCGTTTGCTGCGGCCTTCCATTGCATTCGCCGTAGCTTCTGCCGACCATTCGCGCGACCTTTTGCTAAAACAGCCGAACAACGATTGGTAATAGTGTCGACGGAACAACCAACAATGAGCGCAATCTCGACGGTGGTGCAACCGATCGACGCCATTGTCTCGATTTGTTTCAAGTTAAGTTCGATGTATGGTCGAGCCATGTCTGTTGTATCGGCTTGATTCTACTGCCCTGCGGGTCGATAGACTAGCGTATGGGTGCAGCTTCCAAGCGTAAGGGCAGTTCGGGCGAGCGCGAAGCCGCCGAAGCTGTCACGCGCCATCTGAGAATTTCGGCTCGCCGCAGCGCGCAATATTGCGGCACCGCCGGCGACGCGGATCTTACGGTTGACGCGCCGATTGCTATTGAAGTAAAGCGATACGCCGCAATCGGCGCGCTCAAGTTTCTTCGCCAGGCTGAGCGCGACGCGCAGGCTACCGGCGATCTACCAATAGTAGTCATGCGCGAGGACGGCGATACTAAATGGGTCGTCATGCTTCGACTTGAAGACTGCCAGCGTTTTGCGGTCATTGTCGACCTAGCGGAACGGCATCACATTAACAGAGCAATCCTATGAACCGAAGTCTTGTCCTTGACCGTGCTATTAACATCGCTCAACTGTTTGCACTTGTTGGCGGCATTATTTGGATCGGGCGCGAAATCGGCTCAAAGGAAGCCGCGTTGGTGCAGGTTTCAAGCGACACCGCCGAACTTTCGAGCATTGTGAAAGACCTTGTTCGGTCGCAGATTCTGTCGACTGCAAAGGGCGACGAGTTAACACGATGGCTTGACTCGCTCACAAAGCGAGTCGAGCGACTCGAGGACAGCCGGTGAAGCCAGCCGCGCTCACGCACGTTCATGCGGAGCGCGCTGCTCCGAACGTGCTGACGGTTCGTGTTGACTGCGTGAACAATCGGCGATTTCTTGCGTTGTTGCGGTCGGACGCGCATCACGACAACGGCCACACAGACCAGGCGATGGAGAAGCGGCACCTACGCGAGGCGGTCGAGCGCGGTGCCGCGATTCTTGACATTGGCGACCTACATTGCGCGATGCAAGGCAAATGGGATCGCCGCGCGTCGCGAGATGGGATGCGTCCCGAGTATCAGAGCGGAAACTATCTCGATCGGCTTGTTGAGTGCGCCGCGGATTTCTACGCGCCGTACGCCGACCACCTGTTACATTTTTCCCCTGGCAATCACGAGACCGCAATCATCAAGGCGCACGAAACAGA